AACTTTCTTTAAAAGAGCAAAACGAATTAAAAGCCATTGTTCAAGACAACATAGAAAGGCAGAAAAAAGAAAGAAAAATAAGGCAAGACGAAGTAGCTAAAGATTGCCAAGAAAGATTTAAAAGTGCCATAGATTGTGTGAATCACGATTACCTCACGAAGAAAAAAATTAAAAATTATGGGTTAAAAACAATAAGAGATTCCCTTGTTGTTCCCTTATATTCTACAACTAATGTCAAGCCTGAGATTAGGTCGTTGCAATACATAGATAAGAAGGGCGAGAAAAGATTTGTTAGTGCAAGTGAAGTCAAAGGTAGTGTTCATATCGTTGGTTTTAGTTGGTCAGAGTGGCAAGACTTAGATCAAGTCTTAATCGTTGAAGGACTAGCAACCGCATATTCAGTATTCGAAGCAACGAACCTTGCGGTTTGTTGTGTGTTCTCAGCGAACTTTGGTCTTACTGCTCTTACTAATTTAAGAAAGCTAACTAAAGCTAGGTTTATTATTTGCTTTGATAATGACAGCAATCAAGTTGGACAAAAAAAAGCAGAAGAAATTACCTCAGCAATCAATAACACAGTTGTCAGATTGCCTTCTATTGTTGGCGACTTCAACGACTTACACCAAGAGCAAGGTTTAGATGCAGTTAGAAATGAAATCTTAGATCGTGGTTTGCCTTTAAAACAATTCAATATCAAGTTTCTCAAAGGCGAAATACCAAAAAGAGAATGGTTGGTAGAAAATTTTATTGAGCTTGGCAAACCAGGAATCATGGCAAGTATTGGTGGTATAGGTAAATCCATGTTGGCATTGGATTTATGTTTGAAAGTTGCTCATGGTTCTGGTTCTTGGTTAGGTAATCCGATTGTAAGTTCTGGAAGTGCAGTTTATTTGAGTGCGGAAGATGATGCTCAAGAATTACATAGACGAGTCGATTCATTGGATAAAGAAGGCAAAAGGTTTGAAGGTTTAAATGAAGTCTATGCTTTACCGATTCCTAGTATGAAAGAAAGATTGATTGTCTTAGGCGATACCAGTTCACAAGGTTTGCACACAACAGCACAAGCAGATGAATTGATTACTGCTTTAGAAAGCATAGATAATTTAAAACTGGTGGTTATAGATCCAGTACAAAGTTTCGTGAGTGCGAGTATCAGTAGTTCTAATGAAGCTGGGCAGATGTACGCAAGTTTTTGTGCGAGTATATCCGCAAGATTGGGTGCAACAACACTTTCGATACACCATATGTCTAAAAGTGGTCTTGTTGGTACTGAAGATAACATGACAGCAAGAGCAAGTATTCGTGGCGCAAGTTCGCTCGTTGATGCACATAGATTCGCATTAGCGTTGTATTTAAGTTCGGAAGAAGAAGCAGAGCGTTTGTGTTTGCAAAATGGCGTAGAATTTGACAGAACAAGGGTTGTGAGAGCAAGTATGGTTAAATCAAATAGTGAAATAGATTATTCGGTAAAGACTTTGTTTAGAAAAGATGTCGTACTTGAGCCGATAGAAGATATAAAAGGGAGTATAAATTGGGATTAAAAGTTTTAAGTTTATTTGATGGTATGAGTTGTGGCCAGTTGGCTTTGCAAAGGCTTGGTATTGAAGTTGATACTTATTATGCAAGTGAGATAGATAAGTATGCAATTCAGGTCACACAAGCAAACTTTCCAGAAACAATTCAAATTGGCGATGTTTGTGAGTTAAAAGCAGAAGATTATCAAGATGTAGATTTAATATTAGCTGGGTCTCCTTGTCAGGGATTTAGTTTTGCAGGAAAACAATTAGCTTTTGATGACCCTCGTTCAGCTTTATTTTTTGAATTTATTAGATTGTTAAAAGAAATCAAGCCAAAGTATTTTCTTTTGGAAAACGTCAGAATGAAACAACAATTTCAAGATGTCATTACTGAACAAGTATCAGCTTGTTATCCAGACTTTGAAGGTGGCGATTTATTTGGCAGTCAAATAAAACCTATCTTGATAAATTCAGCATTACTAAGCGCACAGAATAGACAAAGACTGTATTGGACAAACATACCTAATATTGAGCAGCCAGAAGATAAGGGAATAGTGTTAAGAGATATTTTGGAAGATGATGTTGAAGATCATTATTTAGCTGGAGAGCATTTGCAAAATAATTATCAAGGTGGTAATCAATTAAATCCAAATTATAAAAGTCAAGCTAATACAATTCACGATACAAATAAAAAGTCTGGCGTTATTTGTGCTGGTACTCATGGTTATGCAAATGGTTATGTAGAAACTAAGCCAAAAGTATTTGAAACTAAACCTATAAAAGCATACGACATTCCTAGAGAAATACTTAAAGACAATGAAAGACAGCGTAGGGTATATCATCCTAATGGAAAATCCCCATCTATATTAGCAAGAAGCGACAGCCCAAAAATAACTAAACCTAAACAAATAGGGTTAGCAATCGAAAAAGTTAAGGTAAGAAAGCATGAAGTAGATATACTTGGACTACAAAATCTTTTAAGGACAAGCAAAAAAGAATCTAAAAAGACCAATAAACAAATTGCAAACGAAATCAAAATTCCTGTTACCAAAGTCGAACATTGGTTTAGGACAGATAGCAGTTTTGCTATTCCAAGCGATGATATTTGGTTTGATCTAAAAGAAGTATTGAATATAGAGAATAATGAATTTGATGAATCTATCATGGAGTTTGATATTAGAGATGGTGTTTATGAAACTACGCAAAGGGTGTATAGCCAAGAAGGTAAATCGCCAACGCTTACATCCGCTCATGCAGAAAAACTTGTAGAAACTAAACCAAAAGTTGCAATAAAAAATCTACCCAAAGGATCTAGTGGTAAGTCTTGGTTTTTTGAACAACAAACTTATTTACCTGATTCTGAAAAGACAAGAGCTTTGAAGTCTGGTAGTGGTAGTGGCAATATCCCAAAAGTTGTATCTGGTGCCTGGCGAGGTAGATACAAAGAAGACGGTACGACAGAGCAAAAGTTAGAGTTGAATCAAAGTGGTAAGTCTAATAGCTTGACGACTGTGCAAAAAGATAGCGTAGTGGTTAATGAGGAACTAAGTTGGCGTAAGCTCACGCCTTTGGAGTGTGAAAGATTGCAGACAGTTCCAGATAATTACACGAACCATGTATCGAATACGCAAAGATATAAGATGCTTGGTAATGGGTGGACAGTTGAAGTTATCGCTCACATTTTAAATAATATGAAACTATGAAAAAAGAAGAATACGATCCTAACGATTTATCCATAAAGAACGCTTATGCTACTCGTTGGATTTGGTATCACACATTGTTAGGTTTATTGCTGCTAATGAGCAACATACTTTTAATTTCTATTTTGACAATCCTGGCGGTTAAGTTATGAGCTTTATCAGAAGAAGAAAGAAAAAGAATCGCAAGGCGGAGCAAGAATATAACGAAGCGCTTTGGAAAGCGTATCCTAAGAAAAAGAAAGATGAGCAAGATTGATCCAGAACATTATAAGTTTGGTGGTGTTGAGTGTATTGATGCTATCAAAAGCAGTCTTAGTCCAGAGCAATTTAGAGGGTATCTCAAAGCCAGTATTATTAAATATTTATGGCGGTATGAGAAAAAGAACGGCTTAGAGGATTTGGAAAAGGCGGATTGGTTTTTAAGAAAATTAAGATACGAGGTAGAGAATGTCTAAAGGGAGCGATGTAAGACCATTCAACAAGAAGAAATTTGACGAAGAATTTGAGAGAATATTTGGTAAAAAGAAGGAGAAAAGAAATGATAAAGATACTACAAGGTAATTGCTTAGATAAGTTAAAAGAATTACCAGATCAATCAATTAATACCTGTATTACAAGTCCGCCTTATTGGGGTTTGAGGGATTATGGCACAGCAGAATGGGAAGGCGGTAATCCTAATTGCGATCACATTGATAGAGCAAAACAAGGCGGTGGCGTAGATTCAAAAAAACAACGTACATCTGCTGGAACGCAAAACTTTCAACATCAAAAAGTATGTTCTAAATGCGGTGCAATCAGAAAAGACAAACAACTTGGCATGGAAGATACACCAGAAGAATTTGTTGATAACCTAGTAGAAGTATTCAGAGAAGTTAAACGAGTTTTGCGAGACGATGGCACAGTTTGGCTTAATTTAGGAGATAGTTATTGCGGTACGAATCATAAAAAAGAATTTATAGATCCTAAATACAAAGATGGCAGAGCTGGTCAAAAATTTTCTTTAAGTTATAAAATACCAGGCTTAAAGTCTAAAGACTTAGTTGGCATACCATTTAGAGTAGCGTTTGCTTTACAGCAAGATGGTTGGTATCTCAGACAAGATATTATCTGGCACAAACCTAATCCTATGCCAGAGAGCGTAAAAGATCGTTGTACCAAAGCACACGAATACATATTTTTATTAAGTAAGAGTCCTAAATATTATTTTGATAATGAAGCGATAAAGGAAGATGCAAAGTTTCCTGATGGCACGAATACACCAAAAAGCATAAAGGCAGTAGATGGTGTTTATTCTAAAAATTTACAAAAGATAGGTGCTAATCCCAAAAGAAACAAACGCTCAGTCTGGACAGTTTCCACTAAACCATTTAAAGGCGCACACTTCGCAACTTTTCCAATGGATTTAATCGAGCCTTGTGTGTTAGCTGGTTGTCCAGAAAATGGCACAGTTTTAGATCCTTTTGGTGGGAGTGGTACGACAGGCATTGTCGCTAGTAATCATAATCGTAAGGCAGTTTTAATCGAATTGAACGCAGAATATATTGAAATTGCCAGGCAAAGAATACAAGATCAAGGCGGATTATTTACCGATTTGGAAATAGAATGAACTGTCGGTATGGGCAAAAAGCAGGAAAAAAAGAAGCGTGATTGAGTACCCCATAATACCGACCATAAGGACTATGCCTTCCTATGAACGAGGATGGCATCATCCTTCATATACTATATACAATATACTATTAAAAATAAGCAAAAGCCGAAGGGCTTTTTGCTTATTTTTTTTAAGTGTGTGAGGAGAGAGAGTGGAGCAAGAATATTGGTGGCTTAAAAGCATAGATGTGGAGCGTGAGAGCGAATCGGCAGAGATTCGCATAGCGTTAGTGGGGAAGTATAAGAACGATTATTCTCGCATGAAGCAAGTATGTTGGAAGTGGTATCGAGCGCAGTTGGGGAGAAAAGATATTAGCAGTAGTGGCAAGTTAGTATTGTATTGCATAGTGGAGCGGTTTAATAAGTATGGGAATTGGTCGTGTCCTGATAGTTTCAGTTATTTAGCGAGTATGAGTGGGTTATCGAGCAAGTTGGTAGCAAAGCGAGTGTATGAGCTAGTAGATCTGAACGTGATTTGGTTAGTGCTTGAGGGGGACGAGCGTAGGGGGATGAAAAGGATTAAGCAGCACTCACGCAAGCGTAAGCATATTTTGTTAGTAGGTTTGGGAAAGCTGCTTAACGACCACTTAGTTTAAGATTCTTTCCTCGTTGCCTTCTTTGGTTCTTGTTGAGTGAGGAAGATTTAATTCTATTCTTCCTGGATTGCGAAGTTTTCTTTTTTACTGGTATTGGGCGTGGGGTTTGGGTTTTCGATCTTTGCATCTTGTTAGCGAAGCAGCGACAAAGGGAGAATTATCTAGGGGGTATTGCCGCTGCTTCTAATTCTTTTATTGCTCTATTTTACCTAACTCTAAGATTTTTAACATAAATTGTTTTTTGTTATGCAAGGTCTTGGCCTTTAGTCTAGCGGTTTTTAAATTGGCTAATTGTTTGGCTTTATTCATGGTTACTCTCCTTTTGAAAAAAATATATTGTTTGCATAGTCAATGGCTTGTTTTTCGGTTAGTCCTTTTTTCAAACCTTCTTCGACTAAATACTCTAAATGAGCTTGTACTAGATAATTTCTACTCATGCTTTCTCCTTTAGTTTCGGATAACAGAAAATTTTTATTTCAACTTCATTATTATAATCTTCACTCCACTTTGAATAGATTTCAGGTTCTCCGCCTGGATAATATTTAAGTAGCAAATCTTCTAGTTCATTTATAAATTCAAAATCCATAGTTTGATTTTTGCTTCGTTCACTCATATTTCCTCATCCTCAATCATAATCTCTGTAAGATCTTTATCTGAATAGTTATAAGCACAATCCATGCACAACTTAAAACCTGCTTGCTCTTGCGTTGATATTTCATCAACTGGATTTTTGCATAATTGACATCTACTCATTATTCCTTCTCCTTTTGGTTAAAGTTTGGGTTAAGTCTGATTTCTCTGTCAAAGTCATTCTCTACTGGTTTAAAGTTTTCTAGTAGTGCCTTGCAGTATGCAACCTCTCCTTCTAGTTTCCTTGCGGTTTTAAAAGACATTATCTTTTCTTGATACCATTCTTGGCGCAATTCATTTTCCAGGTCGTATATGCGAGTCTCTAATTGATCTTTGTTAAGACTGTCTAAATAGTCTTTATTCATGGTTATTTCTCCTTAACTCCAATCTTCGTTTAATAAAATTTGTGATATGAACGCTTTACAAGCGCCAAAACTTTCTAATAGATAATATTTTTTACCTTCGTAAGAGCCATTATCAATAAAAATCATATCAGTTTCGCAACAATCATCACGCAAATAGTCTTTCATCCATTCTCTGCCATCTAAATCTACTTCATCTATGAGCCATAAATTTCTTCTAAATGAACCATGATATCTTCTTTCAATTTTGTAGCCTTTGTATTCATAAGACTTATCTTCAGGTATTTTTTTTAACATAATTTTCTCCTTTTTTTAAATCTTCATAATCATAAATTGTGAGTTCTTTAATTATTGTTTTCATTTTTACTTCTCCTTAATTCTTTGAATATCAAATATAAAACGCTCTACGCCTTTGAATTTGTTTGGTTTATAAGTGTTAAGCAGTCTAATAACTTCGCTGCCTTTTATGTTGAAGTGTTGCCCAAAAGATAGCTCTTGCTTGTCTTTGGCATCAATGTAGTTGATCAATAAGTTATACATGGTTATTTTTCCTTTTGGTTTAACAATGTTCTTGTTCATCTAATACATTACAATCAGCATCTAAAAAAGAATCATGTAACGACCATTTAAAATCTGTAATATTGTCTGTATCAGCATCCTCTATAATGGTTTCGCCATTTTTTAACTCAATAAAAAGTCTTGCCCATTTTCCAACATATACTTTTTTAATATCTTTAATCTTGAATTGTTTTCTTTTGGCAATATCT